TCCTCCAGGTTCAGAATCCGTTGTTCGTGAAAGGATTCTGGCCGGTCGGGGATGGCGTCACATCGTCTGTTGGGACGAGAGCCGGCCGGTCTTTCAGGACCAGGCCGAACGGGAAGGCGATGGCGATCGGAGGTGCGCTGAAGCCCGGCGCGGCGGGCGCGGGCGTGCGATGCGCGATGCAGAAAGCGGAAGGAAGAACGGGGAGCGCGCCGCCGGGTTGCCGCGCTGCGGCACCGCGCGTCAGTCGAACGGGTTCAGCAGCCGGACGCCGGTGCCGGCGAAGTCGTCGACATTGCGCGTGACGACCGTCAGATCGTTGATCAGCGCGGTGGCGGCAATCAGCTTGTCGAGCGCGTGCGCCGGGTCGGGCACGCGCAAATGGCCCCACATCTGGCTGGTCTCGATATCGACCGGCAGGATGTTCGACGCATAGCCGGACAGGATCGTCGCCATCCAGGTCTCGAGCGCCGCCGCCTGCGGATGATCGCCGCGATAACGGATCAGGTCGACGCCGCGCCGCAGCTCGGCCACCGTCACGACCGACAGGTAAAGCGCACTCGCGTCGGCCTCGGCCTGCCTGAAGAACGCGCGCACGCCGCGGTTGGTTCGCTTGCCCTTCCTGATCTCGCTGATGACGTTGGTATCAATCAAAAATGCCGTGCGATTTGGCATATTTTCGTTTGTTTTCAATCGGTTGCATGCAGATTTTGCGCCAAACATACCGGTCAGAGTCTGCACCTTGACGCTAGTAAAATCAAGGACTTGTCATATAGTTCTGAACAGGGATATGCGGCTGGATGCGCGTATAGGTTAATCGCCTATCGGGGGTTCGAATCCCCCTCTCTCCGCCAAGCATGCACAAGGCTCCGCGTTCTGGAGCCTTTTTAGTTTGGGTCATAGAATAATGGATGGGTTATCCGGCACGGATGATCGGCGTCCCGTTACGGGCGTCGCAACGCGCGGATGTACCCATTGGCCGACATCGTGCTAGTACCAAACGAGGATTGCCCTACGCAGTAGTACGTCGCGGGCGAAGCGAGACTCACCGGAACTATCGGAGACACCATCGTTTGCGTCGTATTCGTTCCGGTTGGGATTTGCAGGAGTGACGTAGATGCGAACTGCCCACTCAGTGCATTGTTTGTGGCACTTACGCTGTCCCAATATGCCGTCGCTGTCGTGCCGCTCGCTGGGTTGTATTGGATCACGCATTGCACATCCCAGTTGCCAGCTGAGAGAGACGTACTCGTGATTGTCGTTGCTGTATTCGCCGTCAGCGCCACGCTGTTCGTCGTGTTGGATTGAACGTATCCAACCTGAGAACTAGCGGGCTGCGTGCCAGTAGTCGATGCAACGATACCTCCAGTCGGCGTAATCGCTCCGGTTGTCGTCAAACCGCCGGTCAGTGTTGAAGAAGTTGAGTTGAGACTTAGTGCTCCAACAGAGTTGACCCCGAAATACATGTTGGTGGCGTCAGAATTAATGCTTCCGCCATTCGGCATCCTGATTGCCGCCGCGCCTGTATTAGTGTTCTGAGACAGATCCAGGCTTGTTTGCCATCCCCCCTGAACGACAAAAGCGGCCGTCGGGGCGTTCGTGGTCTGCTGCGTTCCGATCGAATTCGCCGCGTAGCCGTACGTGTTGTACGTATTCGTCGCGCTGTTTTTGCTGATGTTCGCGAGGAAAGCAGTACCTCGAATCGGCACACCCGTCCCGCCGCTATTGTCGTTCACTGTGGAGGCGATGCCCTCAGCATAGTGCCCCGGCGACAATATGGTATTGACGCTCGCAACGCCGCCAATCTCCTGATAGCAGTTATTGCCGGGCGATCCACCAGCCCCGGTGAACCCGCTACCGTTCTGTCCATCGCATAGGCCCGCAGGGATCGTCTCATAGGAGAAAATGCCGATCGTATGGCTATCAGCCATCCCACTTGGCGACGACGGCGTCCCCGTGGGTCCGGTTGTGACGAGATCGATCATCAGCGGCTGGTTTGAGCTATTCCAGCGCTGTTGTACCGTGCCGCCATTTAACGATACGGCCGGCATATGAATCTGCCAATAATTGTTGAACTGCCCAGCCGCACCAGAAGGATTCCAAGTGGAGTCCGAATAGTAGGTAAGCCCCGCCGCCGGCGACCCCGTATTCGTACCATAAATATTCAGGAGTGTGCCGCCCGCATTCATTGTCCCGGAGATAGTAGGCGCCGAGATCGTTGGCGACGTCGCGAGCACGACATTGCCACTGCCCGTCGAAGCGGTGAACGAATATGCCCCCGCACCCGTTCTGGACATAAAACCAGTGCCGGAAAACCCTGTGATGTTGTCGAGAGAGGATCCCGCTGCCGTACTCCTGCCAGTGCCACCAGAAGCCACGGGCAATGGGTTGGTTAGCCCAATGCTTGCCGCATTCAGACTGCCATTGATCGTGAGATTGTTGAACGTTGGGCTTGGATAGCTCTGGGCGAGCGCCAGCAGCGGCCATGCGAAGGCTGCAAGCAGGATTTTCTTCATGGGTCGTCCCTAGTTTGTCGGGAGTGATGCGATTACTCGTGCGAGTTCGTGATCGACGAAATTCGAAAACGGGAAAGCGGGCTTCCCGATGGGGATCACTGGAGCAGCGTGGGACCACTCCGGGGGAAGTTCGGGAACGATATCGTTCCCGTTCTGGTACAGATCCATCTTCACGCCAGCCAACAGAGCCGCTACGTTCCCGTTCGGAGACACGCGCGGAGGCTCGAAGCCATAAACGGCAGCGGGAGGATTGCCGCTAACCGTCATTTCGATGGCCGCCATAATCGCGATTGCTGCCCCGAGGGAATGGCCCACGAGCGTGACCGGCTTCCCGTTGATCGTGGCGAGTACCGGGACGGAGATGGCCTGCCAAGCCTTCCAGAATCCGCCGTGCACCTCTCCCACTCCAGGAACCGTGACCGGCACGAAATCGAGATCGACTTCGAGGCAGTCGGCGTTGTCGGTTCCGGGAAAGGCGATGACGAGTCCAGCGGCAGTGTTCCGGATGATGGCTCGCGAAGCGCTATCGGCCTTCCCGATATCCGGTGCAGCCGAATACGCCTCTTGAGCCAGAAGCGCGAAGTCGCGAGGGATCATTGCGCGGCCGAAGCGGCAACCGGAGCAGACGCGGCCGATGCGGCGGCATTTTCGACAGCGCCACAGAACACAGTGTTTGCCGTAGCGGCAGCCCCGGCGACAGCGTTACCGGTGCCTGCCGCGATAGCATTCCCGGTAGGCGCCCCGATCTTGCATCCGGCGGCCAAAGTGTTGGTGGCGTTTTGTAGTTGAGTTGTCGAGCAAGCAGCGAGAGCAACGGACGCGACAATACCTGCCGCAAGCAGCATCTTTTTCATGGCGATTCCTTGGGAGTTACTGTTTCGGAGCTGAGTTGCGCGAGGCAATCAGATTGAGAACGGCATGTGCGCCGGTAAAGAGCAATGCAGCGATGACGCCCGGCACGGCGTCGGGGATCGGATGCGCGAAGCCAGTGAGGCCCCAGCGCACAAGCGGCTCAAGCGTCGCGACGGTGATCGTCGCCCCGCCAGTGAGCCATGGCGAAGTCTGGTTCATTGCGATTCCTCCGTTTGAGTTTGGGCTTCCCCCGGCTGTCCATCCTCCGAGAGGAAAAGGGCACGCTCCGCAGCGCGTCGTTTGACGAGTCCCGGCATGAGGTGACCGTTCGAGAGATTCCAGCGCGGGAATTCGTCGGCCGCGCCCTGAACATCTCCCCCGTTCAGCTTCCGCAGAAGCGTGGAGGTTTCGAATGCGCCGGCGCCGACGTTGTAGATGAAGTCGGAGAGTGCCGCTTTCATGTCGGCCGTGACGGGAAACGTCACGAATCGGTCTACAATTTCTCCGCAACCAGCCATGCGCGATTCGAGATCGGCGTCGGCTTCTTCCTGCGTCCAGACGACGCCCTGCGTGATTGCAGGACCGGTAGCGCCCCAGCCGATCGTGGCGACCTTCCAGCCGTAGCTTGGGTCCGGGTAGGCTTCCAATCGGCACCCTTCGAATTCCTTGGCAAGCGCCAAGGCACCTTGCATCCATTCGTCCATTACTGTTCCTCGGTGAGAGTTTTCAGGAGCGCTTCATCCGACTTCTTGATGGCTCGAAGCAAGTTGGAGTGCTCCGCAAGTAGGTCGCGTTGCGTTTCCGCCATCGCCAGGATCGCTTCGAGCTGACGTTGCTGAACGTCACCAGACCGCTTCTGTTCCATCATGATCACTGCGCTTGCAATCGCCGCTTCGATGGAAAGCGTCAGGTTCGTGCCTCCCCAGTCCGGATCGTATCCGACGATGTAATGCAGTGAGAGAGCGGTAACGACGAACGTGCATAGCACCCGAAGGAAGATTTTTTCCTCGCGGAACTTGAGATAGAGCTTCTTAAGCATGTCGCATCACCCACCAGACTTGCCAAGCGCCAAGCGCTAGCTCAACAGCGAATAGAGCCACGACGATCCAATTCAGCCGCATGCCTTCCGCATGCTTGTCCTCGCCTTCCAGCTTGTCGAGCCGCTCGCCGTAATGGTCCAGGCGGTCCTCGACAAGCTCGAAGCGCTGCTTCGTCAAATCATCCATGGGTAGCGAAAAGCTTGATGATTTCGGCAAGTGCCAGAATCCCAGCGAAGATCGCAGCCCACTTGCCGGGGATAGCGTTGATCGCATCGGACATCTGCTTTGCATGGGATCGATTGATGTCGTCGCGAAGGCCGGAAACGTCCTCCTTCGTGGCAACCTTGGCGACTGCTTCTCTTAGGCTCGCGATGATTTCGTCGTGACGTGTCACCTTCTCGTCAAGTCGCGCAATGTCTTCGTCGTGTCCTCGAACACGCTCGCGCAATTCCGCAATGGCTGCCATGTGCTGATCCATGAAATCCCCGGTGATCATTTATTACGTTGAAGGCTGAATGGTGATGTTGTCGCTGAAGCCGCCGCGCAGAAGATTCCCCGGAGCTGAGGTAGTGCTCCAAGTGGTGCTAGTTGCCTTGGGGATTACCAAAGAAACGCCGGTTGTCACATTCGTGACCTTGATATTCCCGGACCAGTTAGGCGCAACATTGAATGCCAACGTAGTCCCAGACGGCGGCCCTTGGCTTGTGGTGAGATAATTCAGTTGGCCGCCGAACCATGAGGCGCCCCCCAAATTCGCAGTAATCCCCCCGCCGCCAGACGAGGCAAGCGGATTTCCGTTGTATTGAGCGGTTTTCCCGAGCAAATCACTGAAACTCACCGGAAGCGCGGACTTACCGGCCAACGCGATGACCCATGCATGACTGATCGAGAGCGGCAGCGACAGCCCCAGTTCCGTCGCGACCTGCGACATTGACATCGGGAAGGATACTGGGAGCGTCATTTGACCTGCTCCAGAAGCGCACGCAAGCGCAGCACCTCCTTGGCGAGTTCCACGCAAGAGACAAGCGCGGCATTCCCATAAGCGACTGAAAGAACATCTTCCTCACGAACGGCCTCGGGGAGAATTTTCTGCAACGATTGCGCGCTGACCCCAACTTGCCGATCCCCGCTATCAATCCGGGTATAAGTTCCCATCTTGACCGCCGCGAGCCGCTCTATAAAATCTCTCGGCAAATCTCGCCAATCGCATTTAAGACGCTCGTCTGAATTGGCGGTGATATTACCCGTTGAGGTGATGTCGCCAGACCCGCTAAATGTCACACGCCCCGTCTCGACGGTATTTGATTGGTTGATATTGCGGAAAACGAATCCGCCAGAGCCGAGACCTTGGTTATTGATCAGCGAGCTCGCCCCATTCATGGTTTCGTTCCATACCGCAAACAAACCTTGATTGCCTATATTGATGCCATTCCCGGTCACGAGCATGCCCTTGGAAGACGTGACCGTGGCGGGAGAAATATTGGTGCCGGTAGGGAAAGAACTATTGAGCGGATTGAGAATGCCGAGATCGACCTCAGTCAGCCCACTATCAAGAACTCCCGCATCCCACGCTACCGTCACGGTAGTCAGCGATGTATAGGAAGAGCCAGTGATAGTGCCGTACACCGTGCCAGCGGACACGGATGCTCGAATCCGACGCCCGACAGCATAACGACTCGTCAGGTTCCCAGAAACCGTGAATTGCGTGCCATTGACATAGGTCGGCGTATCGCCCCACTCCTGCCACTCCCAGCCCGTCTGAAACTGGGCGGCAATCGCCGCCATCATGGCGCGAGCGGAGTCGTTGACCGTGGAAGGTGCTTGCCCTTCCTGCCAGTTGATCGACGGATCGGCCGTGGCGTTGTTTGCCGCAGTGGTGGACCAATTCCAGAGTCCCATTTCGGATCACCTATAATGACGAAAGCCGCCCAAAGGCGGCTCGGAGAGACATATGACTGCGGATCAATGGCAGCGAATCATCGCGACCATCATCGTTTGTTCGATTCCTGCTGTTCGATCAGCGATTCGTGATCGCGCCGAAAAGGCCAGGCGTGAGGGGCGCAAGCCCGTTGGTTATCGCGTTGCCTACAGCCTGGGCCGCCGCTGGGCGGCTCATAAGAAGCCCCTGCGCCGCCCGTTGGCCTAGCGGGGTATAGGCAAGTGCCGGCGCTGCGCCGGCATAGGTCCACGGGCTCAACAGCATTCCCGGATGCGACATGAGCGCGCCAATCGCCCCCGCCGTCCCAAGTCGACCAGCCGTCCCACTGTCCGGATAGCCCTTCCCGAGCACACCCATCGCGTTCTGCGACCAGTCCTGCATCAGTGCGTTTCCGGTAGCAGATGCACTTTTCCCTACCGACTTGTCGGCACCACGAACTGCGCTTTGGAGTTGGGCCGGCGAGAAGATCCCGCCATTGTTCATGGCGCCCTGAGATCCAGCCGCGCCGCGCAAGCGGACGAAGTTGGCATAGGCCGCATCCGCGGCATTCTTCTGGGCTACTGCATCGGCAGGGTTGTACCGCGGCAACGAAGCATCAATCGCGTTCTTGACTTCGCCAATGGCCGCGCCGAGTTGACGGTTGTCAAAGGACGCGTCGCCCGAATAGCCGCGAGCAATCCGCCCGAGTTCGCTTTGAGCGCCTTGTAGCGTCGGGCCATCCATCAATCCCTGCGGGCCGAGTTTCCCGAATACCTGCGTTTGCAGGGTATTCATGAAGGCCCGTTGTTGCGCCTCCGGAAGCCCTTGGGCCATTCCGGTGAGTTTGATGATGTCAGATTGGAACTGCGGGTCCGTGGCCCGGAACGTCATGTTGCCGAGGGCGTTTTTGTAGGCATCGCTCACCGTCTGCTTCACGGCTGCGACGCCTTCCTGACCGACCGGGCCGGAATACGTCTGACCCAACGGGGCGAGAACCTCGTTGTACGTCGCGCGGTTGAAATCCTGAACGGCACGCTGCTGCCCCCCCTTGATGATGTCGCCAATGATCGGGAGGCTCGTCATCTTGTTTTCGAGCGTTTGCCATCCCCCGCCGAGCAATTGCCCCGGCGTCATCGTGACGCCCGCATCTGCCAATTGCTGGCGGATTGGATCGGATACGCCCTTGACGGCCGCACCAATTCCAGCAGTGATAGGCACCGCCGCGGCACCCACCCCTGCGCCGATTGCCATCTGCTTTGCCTTCTGCGACCAGAAATCATCTCCGCTCGGGGTTTGCTGCACATTCTCGACCGGCGACATGAGGCCGTTCGCGGCACCCAGCGCTGCGCCCGTTGCCGTGCGACCCATCAGGCCAGTTCCAGCCATTTCGGGAGCAAGCGCAGCTAGCGGAGCCGTGGCACCCACCATCCCGCCGATATTTCCGGCACCAGCAGTGATCGGGTTCGCCGATTGATACGGGGCGAACTGCTGGTTCAGCTTCGCAATGCCTTGATCGGCATCATTGGAGAGCCATGACCCCGCACGCTGGACGAGATTCTGTGGCTGTTTACCGGTGATGACGCTAGCCAGATTCGGAGATTGCCCCATGCCGCCGAGTTTTTGCAGTCCGCGGCCGAGAAGCTGTTGAGCGCCGAGCACTGTTCCGCCGAAACCATGCCCGAGACCGGCACCAAGCGACGCGAGCATCCCAGGTTGCGCGGCTTGCGCAGCAGGTGCTTGCGTTGTCGTAGGCGTGGACGCAGCAGAAGCCTTGGCGCCAGCCGCCGCATCCGCTGCGAACTGCTGCGAAAGCGACACCGGCTGTTGGGCGCCCCCGGTATCGGCCGCGAATTGATCGGCAAGGTTCATTAGAGCGCTCCCAGCTTCTCAAGAGCCTGGATCTTCTGGCCGAACTTCGGATCCTGTTTCAGGACGGAATGCGCGAACTGTTGTCGCATGACCGGATCCTGGATCGACTGGTATTCCCAGATCCGCGGATCGGCGTTTTGATCGAATACGGTTTCTGCCTTGGAGTAGGCGGCCGGATTGTTACCGTTGGCGAACTGTTGGAGCAGATTCGTTTTCGCCTGCACCATCTGGTATTGGCCCTGAAGATTGCGCACAGCTTCCTGGATCGCGGGAACCGTCATGTGTGCGTTGGGGTTGCCCGCCTCCACGATTGAGCGCGCAGCATCCGTCCCGAGGCCACCCTGCCCGAGCTTTGCGACGATCTGATTGCTGTACTTCCCGAGCAGGTCCGTTGCCATCTTCGCGTCTTGCGCACCAGGAACGCCCACCAGCGAGAGCAGGCCATTCACATATGCGCGCTTGTCTGCCTCGGCGCCCGTGATCGCTGCCGGCGCAAGTGACGAGATGTTTTGAAGCTGCGAGATGACCGTTTGAGCATTGGCGTTCTGATCGCGCAAAGCGCCCCAGCGCTGCTGCATTTGCTGGACTTGACCTTGGGAAAATTGCCCCTGACCAAGGGGGGGTTGGGCAGCCATCGGCGCGGGATGTTGCGGGGTCGGCGTACCACCTTGAGCGCCAAGTGCATTCCGCCATCCGGGAGTTTCGGTGTCGAACAAGGCCGGCAGAATGCGCGCACGAGTGCCGGGGTCGGACAGATTGATCGGCTGGTTCGCCGGAATCCCCGAGATTTGCGCCATCGCCGCAGCTTTCGCCACCGGGTCGTTATTGCCGTCACCCTTAGGCGCCCAGCGGTTAGCAATCCCGGCGATCGTGTTGATGCCATGCTTGGCGCCGTACGCCACTAGAAGCTTGTCGGCTGCATCTACACCAGCCTGCGGCGTGTCGTAACGAGCAAAACCGCCATTAGGCGCTTTAATATTGCCGAAATTATTGTTCTGGATGCCTACCGGAGTCGAAGCGGGGGTTGCAGGAGCGGCAGTCGGATTGGCTGCGTCCGCGATCTGTTGCTGGGTCTGGTAGACGAATCCACCCTGTCCACCATTAGCGGTCGGATCCCATACCTGCTGAAGCTGATAGCCAGCCTTTGCCCGAGCTTCTGCGCCATATTGAGCGCCATAACCCTGCGCAAGCTGATCGGCCGGAACAACCTTCGTCGTCCCCGTCATCGGGTCGAAGTAGATCGGCGTACGCAGTGCAGTCGGGGCAATGTAGTTAGCCTTGAGGACACCGCCGCGGTTAGCTGCCTGAATTTCATCGGGCGACATGCCGCCCTGCATACCCATTTTCGTGATGTCCGTCGGCATCATGGCCGCGAGCGTCGGGTCATGCTCCACCGCGATCCGCATCATGTCTCCGCCACCCTGAATTCCCGCCATGTTCATCAACATGCCTTGCTGAAACAGTTGCTGCGGCGAGCGGCCGTAGATCGAGCCCGTAGCCTGTTGCTGAGGCGCAGTTGCTTGCGGTGCAGCATCGGCCATTGTCGCCGGAGCCGTCGATGCAGGGCCGAACATGGACGAATACGAAGGTGCAGACGAGCCTTGGGAGAGCTGTTGCGCGCCCATTCCCATCAGGCCCTGCATGGCCTGCATGCGAAGCAATTGCTGCTGCGTTTGGAAGGCATTGCCGACGCCCTGTCCCATGCCCTGAAGGCCAGCGCCCATCGCCTGCCCCATCGAAACGGGAAGACGAGACGGGCCAGAAGCCTGCAAAAGACCACCAGCCATTCCGAGCAATCCGGCCGTTTGGGGATTGGCGAACATTCCCATCAAACCGCCGCCTGTCGGATCTCCATCAAAGAATCCGGCCATGTCATTCCCCCATCGAAGGGAGCATTTGACCTTTCAGGCGCGCCAGCATCATCGAGAGTCCATCAGGACTGCTCGGTGTCTGCTGTTGGCCGCCACCCATAAGACCTGCGCCCATCATGGATCCGAGTCCCATAAGGGACATGCCGGGACTTTGTTGTTGCGGCTGACCAGGTTGCTGATGCGCTTGGTTCATTAGGTTCATCCCCATCATCCCAAGCGGCATGAGAGCACTCATATTGGGTGCCACCCCTTGCTGAATGTTGGAAATCGGCGAAGCACCAACGCCACCGAGAGCGGCCGGCATCACACCTTGATATTGGGAAGCCTGATTGAAAAACGGATTCTGAGAGATTTGCTGCCCCACATTGGGTTGCTGGAAGCCAAAATACGGATATGCCATTTTCTAACCTCACAGAATCCCAAGAAGACCACCCACGCCAGCGCCAATGCCCATTCCCATGGGACCGAATGCACTGCCGAGCATTGCGCCACCCATCGCACCGCCCATTCCGCCCGCCAGCGAATTGCTGTAATACGGCTGAGTGGAAGTTTGAGTGCCTAGCCCAGACGGGAGGCTATTGATGATGCTGCTGTAGTTGTTGAGCAGTTGCCACGGAGCGTTGATCTGCTGCTGATTGAGCGCCTGCTGATTCCCGCCCATGTTGTAGAGGTTCGTCGCGGCGCCGTTGATCGAATTGACCGTGTTCGGAGCGCTAGAGAGTGCAACGTTCTGTTGTTGGGCTAGACCTTGGGCACCTGCAAGCATGTTCCCGAGCCCTTGCTGGTACATGCTGTTCACGAGCGCCGCATCGGTGTTACCGAGTTGGGTCGCCAAATCCTGTTGATTCTGGCTGACTGCCTGCCCGTAAGCCCCCGAACCATACCGCCCGGATGCAGCGAAATTGCTTGCTGTCTGTGGCGCAGTGGCAGTCTGATATGCCCGCGTAATCGCATTGTTCGCAGCATCAAGAGCGGCGCTCTGGTACGGGCTATTCATCATTGAGCCATTCGCGAAGTTCGCGAAAGCCGCCGAAGCAGGGTTGGCACTCGTGTTGCCGTTCAGTACATTCGAAACGTAGCCGCCAGCGGCATTGTTAACGCCTGCGGCATTCCCGAAATTAGTCCCGTTAGCAACACCTTGCGTAGCCTGCATCGCCTGTTGTTGCATCGGAGTAAATCCGGCGACCGTCGACGCAGGGTTCTGCATTTGGTTGTTGAATACGTTGCCGGCATTCGTGAACTGATTCATCAGGAATGCTTGCTGCCCAATCCACGGATCGGACTTCTGAACGCTGGTCGTGTTTCCGCCCCCGCTGCTCATAGGGGTTTCTCCAGATAAACGTGGGTCTTTGCATAGTCAGGTAGCGACTTTTCCCACCCCGGTCGCGCCTGAAGCTCCATTGCATGGCATCCTTCTGATTTGGCCCATGCCTCAATCTGTTGCATGCATTCGCGCTCCCATTCCTTCCGGTTGCGCCCCGTTACGATCCGAATCGTGCACACCTTCTGTTTCGGGTAATGAACGATTCGAGTAATACCCACTGCATATGCAGTGGGTGATTTCCAGATCCACAGTTGATCTTCACGGTCCAATAACCCCCGCTTGATGTCCTTCTCATCAAACTTCCCGCGGCTGCGTTTGCAGGCAGCAGAAATCCACGGACATACTTCGTCCCACACCGCATCAACGGCGGTGTGTGGGATCGCAAAAAGCATCGTTAGCCGACCAGAAGGACGTTGAAGGTGCGGTCAGTCGTCGCAGTGTTCGCGTGCGTCAGCGTCGCACTTCCGTTGACCTGCGCGGAGACGTAGAGGCCCGAAATCGCAGCGGCTGCATCAGCCGTCAAGGGCGAGAAGAACAGCCCCGTATAAGCGCCGATTCGCTTGTCCGTGACGGTCGTCGTCGTGACATTTGCCGCGAGCGTTACCTGGATGACGTTGTTGGTCTTGCCTTGCAGCAGGTTGTTCGCCAGACGCGCAATCCGCTTCCGATGTTCGACCTCGTTAGCCAGAGACTCCGGTACGCCGTCATATCCGCGGTTCATCTGCGCCCCGACATATGTACCGAATCCTCGGGGATCTCGATCCCTTGCAGATTCGTGAAACTGCCGCTCGTCTGAATGCGAGCACGGAGATACCGGCCATCAGCACGAAGCGAACACTCGCCGTTGTCGTTGATCGAACTGGACCCGGTGAATGTCGGTGCATCGATCAGTCGCTGACGCGTCCCGATCTGGATAGTCGGAGACCCTCCGTCCACCATCGGGCGCGCACTGGTCACGTAGGCTCGCTTCCCGGCGCTCCCGAACGGCTCAAGTTCCACCGTGTCGGCCGTTGCATTTGCCGGTGCGCCAGTGAAGTAGTTGAGCTTGTGGGTCGTGTCGAACGCACCCATCAAAACCTGGCCGCCAGTCCATACGCGGGAATCCAGCGAGAACGGCAATGTATCGAGCGTGTAGCCCGTCGAATCCAATGAGTCGAGCGAATAACCCTGCGAGATTGCACGGAAGATGTATTCTGCGTTCAACTTCGCAAAGCCCCACTTGTTCAGTGCCCAGTTGTAGACGAGCAGAGAATCCGGCGTACCGCCAGGAGCAGAATTCGAGGGGTACAGCCACATCACCAATCGGTTGATGGGATCAACCGCCGCAATCACGTTCGAGAGGTAGTTGATGTTGACGTTCGACCAAAACGTCTTGTCCACTCGATCCACCCCAATCGGCTGCGAAGTCGAACCGTCGAACACATAGAAGCCATCTTCACCGAGGTAATAGACCAAGGCGCCGATCTGGGCGATGCTGTTCGATGCAGGGGTTCCACGCACCCCTTCGGCCGGGTAGAACCCGAACACGGTAGGCGAACCCTGGAACACGACACGCCACACGGCGCGCTCGAAGAAGATCGCTCCGTCTGCCGTGCCAAGGTTGCCGACGATGCCCTTGATCCACCCCTGAGTGCCGGGGATGATCTGCGAGCCAGCCAGCAACTGCGCTTCCTGCACACTTCCGGCAGCAGGCCAAGTCGTAGGATCGTCGATCGCGCACCACTGGACGCGCTGAGGCTGCTCCCCGTTCGTGCTGTCGAACGTGTTCGCGACCATCACCCAATCCTTGATCGTGGTGATGTATCGAGCCTGCGGAGCGGCTGCGGCAAGGTCTGCGAAGGCCGTGCTTGAACCAAGCACGAACGACTGGAGATTCTGCCCCTGAGCCGCGGCGATTACCCGCTGGCCATACTGCGTGAAGAACCAGTTTTCGCCCGCGCCGACCGTATAACCGCCCGTCTTGCTGACATTGGCGAATGCCGTGCTACCCACGGCAAGCTCATAGAGCGCGCCACTGTCGCCAGCGAACAGAAAGTTGTTCGCGCCCGTGTCGATCGCCATCACGGCGCCGAGGCACTTGTTCGTCAATCCGTTGCTGCTGTACTTCGACAGCGTTCCGACCGGGCCCCACGACTCTTTGGTACGCGGGAACAAGTTCACAACGTTCGAGGATGCTCCCGAAGCGTTGTTCGGCGGAAGGTCCGGCGCGAAGTCTGCGATCGGCAACAGCATTACGCAGCCACCATCGCAAACGCGGAGCCGGACTGTTCTTCCGCGCGGTCTGCGAGCAGGAAATCGGCCATTTCAGACTGATATTCGGCGCTCCACATCTGGATCGATTCCTGATCCTTCAGGAACTGAGCTGCCGCCAAATTGCAAGCCGCAAGCAGGATCGTCGGGATTGTATTGGTCATCCATGTAACGCTATTCATGGACGTGAGTTGAGGCGATCGCATCCAGTACGTGCCTGTGATCGTGTATCCAGCGTCTGGGAACGGCCCGAAGATAAAGTTTTGCCCTTCCCGTGCGATATACGCAGGGGGGGCGTCGTTGCTGCGGTTCGGGTATTGGGTGTAGATGAACTCTGCGTTCCTGCGCTGAAGTTCGAATGCATACCCGCTGAGATTAACGACAGCATGCTTGAGGCCCAAATACCCAGTCGGAAGTGCCGCGACACCATTTGCGATCGTTACGTTCAGCGTGGCTTCGATGGGCTGCACGCCGCGGCCGGAGTTCATCGCGAAAATGTCGCGGTAGATCTTGTTTTCGGCCTTCTGGATGAAGTAGTCGATCCATCCGCCCAAGTCAGAGCGAGCGAACCAATCTTGTACGGCCTGCTTCAGCGAGTTGTAGTCATAGATACCGGCTACACCCGTCGGGGTGCCGGCTCCGACTGATGGGACGAATAAAGTCATGTCAGCTCACCGAAATAACGCCGCCGTTGTTCCAGAGCTTCCCGCTCGCCCCCGGCAAAGCAACCGTGCTGATGGCTCCGAGCATGTCGACGAGTTCGATGTCGTTAATCGTCGTCGTCGTAATGTTCACGCCGCTGATAACGAGGTCATAGCGGCCATCTGCCGCATAGAAGGAGAAAGCTCCGTTGTTGTCGGTCGTCAGCGGGTTAGCGGCGATCGTCACTCCATTATCGGAATAGATCGTCGCTGGCGTTTGCGTGCCGCGAATGTTCACCTGAACCGAGGCACCAGCTACAGGAGCGCCAGCAATCCCGAGGCCGCCGTTTGTGTTCGCCACCGCGTTGACGTACTTCTGCATGTCAGATCACCTTATTCGTCGTGCGGAACTTTGCGTATTCCGGGCCGCGAAGGATCTTCATCACGAGCGGCCAGTGATCGGGGTCCATGTAGTCCCAGCCATACTTGATCTTGATGTCAAGCATCACGGATTGCGGGACGCGCATGACCTGCTTAAACTCGCCCATCTTCTCGAATTCGCCCTCAGTGACGCGCTTTGCATGAGCGAAGTCGAGAACCGGCTCCACATCTTCGGAATAGCCGATGTGGAACTTGTCGCCGTCGTCGTGGTAAGTGGTTTTCATCAGAATGTCTGCTCGCTGATGTTCAAGATGCTGCCCCCCGCGGCAGTACCTTCCTGAATCACGGCAATCTTTTCGCCCGGAGCTACTTTGATGACCCACGGCGGATCTGAGGCCTTCACGAGCATGTCGGTGGCAGTAGCGACCGGCGCCGTGCCGATCGCCACGTGACAATTGGCGGTAGCCGACACGCGAAGCATGTAGCTCTGAGGGCCGAATGCAGCCGATGCCACGGACGCAGCACCAATGGTGAGGTTTTGCCCAGCAATCCCAACCTGCGGACGCATGGGAGAAAGCGGAACCCAATTCGCCATTTCGGAAACTCCAATAAAAAAGCGCCCACTCGGGACGCTCATTACCATGACTAGGTGTAAAATCCACTTACACTGCTTAGGAGTGGAAATGGACGAAATTTGGAAGCCAATCCCCGGCTATGACAGTCGATATGAAGTCTCAAACCACGGCCGCGTGCGAAGTTTTGTGACTGGCACGGGCAGCAAGGGAGCCGTTCACTATCTAAAGCAAGACGGATGCACAAAATACGGTCATCGACGCGTCACGCTATCAATGGGGCGCGTCACAAAAAGGTTTATGGTTCACCGCTTGGTGGCCGAACAATTCATCGGGGAATCACCTACGGACGCTCACATGGTCAACCACATCGACTTCAACCCGTCGAACAATAGAGCGGACAATCTGGAATGGGTAACTATGCAGGGGAACCACGATCATTCCATCGCGAGGCACCCGCGTGGTATTTCACATGGAATGAATCGATTGTCCGAAGATCAAGTACGAGAGATCAGAAAACTGCATGCCGCTGGCGTCACAACAATCGCCCTTGGCAAGCAGTTTTCGATCTCTCAGGCACACGCACATAGAATTGTTTCTCGACAATCCTGGGGTCACCTAAAGTAATTAGGGTCAGCCTGTGGTGTCGGTCACGAGTCCGTGTGCTTTCTCGTTTCCGACCTCCAAAGTAAAGTCGACAAGCAGCATCTTCTTGTCGCTGTCGCCGGTCTTCGCAAGCGGCACGGTCTGGAACGGGCGCAGATATGCAACGCGAAGGTAGTTCGGGTTGATGAAGAAGCAGTCTTTCGACTGGGCCAGGAAGATATCCGGAATGATCTTCACGTCACCGAAGTCCGACTGGTAGATGTCGACTGCCGTTGCCAGCGTCTTGTCTTCCACTTCGATGAAACGCGTGCCGGGACCAGCGAAGCCCGAGATGATCTGCTTGTTGACAGGCGAGACAACTGCGTATTCCGGCGATTCACCAGACGACGAGTAGATCTTCTGGAGCACCGACTTGACCATCGTTTCGGTCAGGGCTGCGGTCGTGCTGTTGTACGTCCGCGTGCTCGAACCGTCCGTCCACCCGTTGGCGTTCAGCGTCGGGTTCGCGCCAGCCGGCGTACCGCCAGTCTGAAAGACCGTGTTCGTGTAAATCCAGCACGGCAGGCCGCCCATCTTCGACGCGGTAGTCGAGTTGCCGGCCGACTTCGCGCTGTTGTAGGTCAGAATGCCTTCCATGTCGCGCTTCAGTTCCTTCGACTTCTTCAGGAGCTGATAGCCCATCTTGTTCGAGCCACCCGCGGCGATGACCGCTTGCGACTTGCCAGACAGCTGCACGACCTTGTTCGAGGTCTGGACATAGTTGCCCATACGAGCCGTCGGCGTGAGCGCTTGGGAGGTCGGATCGTCGCCTTCAACCGCCGCGTTCGCGAGGTTTTGGGCGGCCAGCGAATCCGTATCCCATTCGTGGTTGCCTTGGGTCGCACGGTTCTTCTTCGTCATGTTCAGGACCGGGGTCTTGAACGGGTCGACGTTGAAGATGAGGTTCGAGAGGTCTTCCCGAATGTTGGTTTGCGGGTACGTCTGATAGGTATTCGACGGGACTGCCATGTTTATCTCCGATTACTGGTTCGCGAAGAAGTCGAACGCCGCTGCTTGGGCATCCTGATCGCGGGGATTTCGTTTCAGTCGGTCAAGTGCTTGCTGCTTCTTGGCCTCTTGGGGGTTCACATCGACCCGAGATCCCGGTTTCGCCATCGGAGGCGCTTGCCGAACCTGCTTCAGCGCTTGGGGCGTAGCCGCTTGGAGCGCCCGATACGACGCCGCGTCGCTGAGAATCAGCATGTAGCGGTGGTCGTAGATCGAGTTGAGCTCGGCGTCTTGGAACCCCAGGCTGCGGGCGTACTGCTTCATGCTGTCGCGTGCTTTGTTGAACGCGTCCGGGTTGCGCCACTCAGGGCGCGCATTCATGAGCCGATCGTTCTCTTGTGCGAGCGATTGCTGCAAGGCGAGCCGCTTCTGCTGCTCCTCTTGCTGAGCCATCATCTGCACTTGAGTGACGAACTGGCCGATCTGGCCTTGGCGCTGTTGGAATTCGGCTTGCAGGGCTGCGAATTCCGCCGGGTTCTGCACCCGGAGCGTGTTCCAGTCGACCTTTTGGTAGTCGTGGTTCAGCATCTGCATGGCCGCCTGAGCCATGGCTTGATGCGTTTGAAGCTGCTGCTGCGCCGCCTGACGCCATTGCTGCTGCTCTTGATCGAACGCGGTCTTCTGGTTCGAAAGCTCGATGCTCTTATTGTTGACGTGGCCTTCGAGCTGATAGCTCTTGATCACATCAGCGAGCGGGACTTGCGTTTCGACGCCATCGATCTTGGTCGTGACGTGCAGGCCGAGAACCGATTCAGGATCGATTTTGTGAGCCGTCAGAAGCTCGCTGAGGCTAGCGTATTGCGGCGTGTCGTCGGGCTGCTCGGCCTCCTGCTGTTGGGCCTCCGCGTTGGGATCAGCAGCCTGATCTTGTTGCTCGTCAGCCGCTGCGCTGGCCTGTTGCGCGTCATCGCGCGGGCGTTCCGCTTCCGTCGCCGCAGCGTTATCCCAGAAGCTCTGGAATTGCGCTTCTTGACCGATTGCCGCGCCCGCCTCTGGGGTGGTGGCTACTACGTCGCTCATTTGCTCGCCTCAAATAAAAAAGGCACCCGAAGGTGCCTTGTGTTGGTGATGCGGTTTGCTATCGATTGACCTGGTACCACTTGCGCTTTGCTTCTTCCTGCTGCAACTGGATCTGCGCCATTTCGCCGGTCTGCTTGAGCTGCTCAAAGAAGCGCTCGAAAGCGTCCCAGCATTGAAGCGCGATGATCAGACGCGTGTGCATCGTCTGATCCGACATCGGAACCTTGCGCATTTGCGCGTTCAGCGTGTCGATGACGTGCTGCTTGGCCTCTTGGAAAATGGCCGAATCGAGCAGTTCAGCAGCGCGGCCGCCGCGGATGACTTCTTCTTCAGGCGCCATCCATTACCTCGACGAACTCAATGCACCCCCAGCCGTACCGTTTCGCGCGCTTGGCGAACTCCGGGCTGTACGTCAGTGTCCATTCGGTTGCGCCAGTCGGCCATACAAGCCAATGACGGCCGGGTTCTCGCTTTTGCTCTTTAGCTTCCACGCTGCACCTCGCCCATGTCCTTGTTCATCATCGCGCCAGCATCAGCCATCGCGTCCTGTTTGAGCTGCGACGCGACGATCTGGGCGAGCGCCCTAAACATCGTCTGCCACTCTTGCGAGTTGATCTGCGCCATCTGCATTTCGCGGTCTTGCTGGCCTTGCTGGGCGCCGTGCATCAGCTCAGCCTGAGCCTGCTGCTGCTCGCTCTGCGCCTTGATTTGCTCGGTTTGCAGGCGAATTCCGGCGATTTGCTTGTCGGCGTCTGCCTTGATCTGAGCAGCGCCAAGACGCGGATCTTGCGGCGGCTGTTGAGCCTTCTGCGCCATCATTTGCTGGTATTCCTGCGAGTCCGGATCCATCGCGTAGAGCGTCGGGTTCTCTTTCCCGAGCAGCCGAGCCATTTCCTTGAACGTCTCGTAAGCCTGCTTCGGGCCGACGAGGCCGAACTGTGCAATCTGAGCCTGAGCCTGACCAAGCAGCATCAGGTTTGCCCGCGCCTCTTCACGATTGCCCGAGCCAAGGCCCACGTTCACGCTGATCTGCGTGCGCTCGCGCCATTCGCCCGGATTCACGTCGACCCAACGGTTCGTGAGCTTGAGCGTCATCGGCTTGTCCTGATGGCGCATGAGCAGACGGTGGATCTTGCTGAACACCTCCTTCACGCCTTCAGCGAGCAGCCGAGCTACCAACTCAACCTTCATCGCTGCGGCGGACATGGCCGCAAGCTGGCCGCCCTTCGTCACGTCCTGCAATGCGTCGGCATCGACGCCCATTGTGTCTTTGCCGATACCCGTACGCATTTCGCGCTGGAGATCGCAGTATTCGAGCGCCGGAACGATCTGGCTCATCATGTTCGACGGCGTGGTGAGCGGGAGAATCGAGTTAGCCGGCGCTCCAGTCGTGCGGACAATCCGGCCCGGGCGCGAAGTCACCATGTCGCTCATGTTCACGGTCTGCCAGTCGACCGCGTAACCCTGATTGTTGGTCAGGTATAGGTTGTCGAGAGCCTGGCGGAACAGCGTCGTCTTAATGACTTGCAGGTCATACAGCAGGTCGTAGTAGCTGATCCCGACGTGGCGGTGCGGCATGCGGATGGGCGAGCAGTACGAATAGCTCACTTCCTCTACCTCGTCGTTGTCGAGGATCTTGTCACCACCCACCATCACACGGCGAAGCTCTGCGATGCCGTCGCCGTCGTAGTCCACGCGGATGAAGACCGTGCGCAGCGTCACAAGCTGGCTTGCCGGGTCGGTCGGCTCGTCTTCGCTGAGTTGGTCCGTGACCTCGTTACGAGCTAGAGCGATCAGGTCAAGCCAATCCGGCTGCGACTTCTCAATCCGGTCCACGTCTTCACGAGCGAAGCCCATTTCGAGCAGGTCGGAGCGCGGCACCTTGCGTTCGTGCTCGGCAAACGGCGCCTCGTCCAGCCCATGACGAGCTTCGGGCGACACCCGCATTTCCTCGGGCGGCACGCATTCCACGCAGATGCGGCCGACTTGGCGCGTACGGCGCAGATTAATGTCGAAGCATGTGTAAGGCTGCGGGCCAGCCGGCGTCTGAATCAGTTCGTTTTTCTCGCGCTGCTCAAGGATCTCGATTTCGTCGTCTGACTGGAGCAGTTCGGTCAATTCGATCTCGGTCAGCCCCGAATACCGCTCGATGGACGACTTGCGCTCCTTCAGCCAGTACGTGTTGATGTAGCCATTGCGGAGCAGCAACGCGTCTTTGAAGAAGTCGTGGAGGATGAAGAAGCCCGGATTCTGCTTCATGAACACATGGTTCACGACTTCCGTCTCGATCTCGGCTTGATCGTCGTCGTCCGGCGTTTCCGGGTCGAACTGGCACGGCTTGCCAGCAGCAAACATGCGCATGAGCTGCGGCATGATCCATTCGACCGTATCGCGAAGCTCCGGGAGGACGATCTGGCTGCGATCTTCAACCTCGTTGCCAAGCGGACGAGCGAAATAGGCGTTCAGCGCGTTGTATCGATCAATCTCAAGCGTCGTCATCGACTGCGCAGCGGGCTTGATGCTGCCGCCGACAGAAGGGCCGACTGAGACGGACGAGCCGAGCGCCGATTTCTCGTATTGCCCGATGAGCGCGAGAAGCTCTTCGTCGGTCATGCCGCGCTTGTCGTTAGCCATTGCTTTCCTTGGGCTTCGGGCCGGGCTTGCGGGCTGCGGTGCGTTCGAGTTCCTCGATGCGCTTGATTGCATCCCGGAGTGCGAACGTTACAGAATGAGGTCCGCCATCGAACCCCATATCTCCTGCGGCGTTTCTCCAGCCAGTCAAATTCCAGTCATGGCGGCCGACCATACGCTTAAGCTCTGCAACCTCCTTCTCAAGCTCCGCGACTCGCGCTTCCGTTGCAATGCTCATACGACTCCCAGCTTTGGATAGTTGATCGGCTTCATCTCCTGCGGCTCCTTCCATGCAACGCAGCCGAGGCCGAATGCATCTGCACCATGTGACGACCAGTCATGCTCAGGCCCGAGGCCAATCCCGCGCTCCTCGTCCCGCTTCTCGTGATACCAACCGAGCGCCGCGCGACCTGCTTCCGTCGTCATCTCGTTGAACCTGATCTGCGGGAACAGCACGCGCGCCCGCTCTACGCGAGCCATTGCGGCACCGCGCCCCTGATTCGGTACAACCGTTACGTTGTATCCGGCCTTTACCAGTGCAGACTTGTACGAAACGTCGTACACCTTGTCTTGCGTGTCGCCGTCATGAGGCAGCCAGAATTGCGCTCTGCTCGGCTCGTAGCCCTGAGCGCGGCACCAGGCAAGATGCGCGTCAATCGGCTGTCCGACAGCCTCGTAGTAATTCACGACGCGGATCTCGCGGCCGATGAACTGCATCGCCCAGATCGCAAACGCGTCAGCCTTCGCGCCAGTCCCGCCGATGTCGCACATCAGGCGGATCGTCATCAACGGATCGGCAGGGAAGAATCCGATGCGGCCTTCCTCTTTCGCCTTCAGCAGATGCTTCGCGTAGTACGCGCCTTCCAGCGCAGTGACGAAGCCGCCTTCCCAGATGTGGTCGTACTGCTCAGGGCGCTCTTCGAGGTCGCGTTGGCGATCACGCTCCAGCTTCTGAGGGAAGCGCGGGTTGTCTCGCCAGTTGAGTTCCACAACCTTGATACGCGGATCACTGCAATTGACCGGGAATCGCTTCTCAACGGGCGCCGCCTTACGCTTCGGGTTCCATGTCACCCAAAGTTCGGCGTTCCATCCGTCGCCTTCTTCGCGCAGCGTCGGGATCAGCGTCGTCCATGCTTCCTCAGTGACAGGCTCGGCCTCATCAACCCAGCAAAGCAGAATCCGGCCCTTCGACTTAATACTGGCAATGCTTCGATCAAGGCCGGCGAACGAGAACCAGATGCGCCCGTCGCGGCTCTTTATGTATTTGTCGCCAAGCTCGTAATACTCGCTGAGCGCCGGCTCTTCCTCGATGGCACGTTTGCATTCCTCAAGCGAAGAGTCTTCCAGCGAGTTCATGTACTGCCGACCGCAGAGGATCTGGCCGCTAATGCCGGCCTCTCCGAAGCGCTGCCCCTGAACCGCGGCCATTTTGGCGAACGATCGCGTCTTAGCACTGCCGCGACCGCCCTTTGCCCCGCGCACATCAGCTTCACCCTCAAACACCGGGATCAGCTTTTCCGGCAGAGCAATCGATACCTCGCTCATGCAACTAGTGGCGTGAGCTTGAACGTGTGCTGAATCGGACCGCCGCCCTCGCCCGTATGCTCGACCTTGTCGGGAGCCTTACCGTAGCCGCGATCAATGATTGCCTGCGCGGCAGCGAGTCGGTTACGTTCGTTCTCGCCTTCCATCATGATCGACTCGATAACGGCCAATGCGGCAGGCGTCCGGTCTTTACATGCGGCAATCAGATCAAGCTCTTCGGGCGTGCGCTTGGCTCGCCCAGCCGGATTCCCGCTCTGACCTTTCTGGAATCGACGCCCCTCTCCGCGGGGCTTCTTCCCTGTTTTTTCGCTGCTCGCAGCCATCTTTGCCGCATCCCTTTCGGGGTAGCGCTCCAATTGCCAGTTACTTACGATCGCATTTCAACGCTGCGCACAGAAGGCAGCAGACTGTCCAAATGCCCCAAACTCCGTAGAGGAAGCCCGCTGTCCATTCGCGTAGGACAGGGGCGAATGCAACATCAATCAGTGCAATGACGACGACCCCGAACGCCCAGCGAATGAGATGAGCCAGGATCGCGAACAGCCACTTCATCAGTCCTTCCCCATGTTTTCCCACTCGGCGTGGCTTTGCGGATGACGCGTGGAGTTGTGCGTTTCCGTGCGTTGACCGCGCTCGGGGTTCCTCCCCATCACGCGATCCGCCTTCGCATCGATCTTCTTCTCCGTCGAGGGCGCCATCCGGCCAGCATTGACCGCTTGGCTAGCCCGCGCTTTCGCATTGGCTGCGTGGCTGGCATCCGGCATCGGATACGCTTTCTTGCCCGGCAGCCCGAAGTCCGACTTCGGCATCGCTTTGCGCTGCGCAGTGGTGAGCTTTGCCATTCCAGGCTCCAAAAAAGAAAATGGCCGCACTAGGCGGCCTAAGATGCTACGAGGAGGACAACGAAGAACATGTAGAGAGCGGCCGGTGCTGATCCCCGGCATTGCCGTCCTAGAGGAATGGCAGATCGGCATTTACCTTAAATCTTTAGGCGCATCAGCCTGCGCATTCGCTCTCACGGCTGGCGACGCTAGGCGGCCTTGCATGTATTCCGCCGCTTTTCCCCGCTCACATCGCCATCCGTGAAAGTTCCGGTTACCTTCGTCCGGAGTAGCTGTCCTTTACTTAGGACTTGAAGCGCCGATGAGACGCGGCTACGGGTGGCCTGTTACGCTCAGGCATGCGCTGCGCAGACTCAGTGAGAGCCGCCCTCCAGCCTAGCTATGTGAATCGCGGATGGCGTCTAGGTGTTGGTTGTGCTCTCAGGAGTGGGGCGAGCCGTGCGCGCGTACGGTGCCGCGTGTCGCAACACCGCAGAGGTTTTCAGCCTCGCGACCCGGCCCACTCCTGAAACCACTACCGAAACGGCCGCCCTATCTGCGGCTTGTAACAGTGCTTTTCCCAGTCATTATAGGACTTGTTAGGAGTACTCCCAACCCCTATTCCGTCGATTCCGCGCATGTTGCAGATCCAGCCTGCGGAACCGTTCGTCCAGATGTGCGGCTTGTCGAAGCCCCGCACTTTGCCCTTGCGGATCATTCGAACATCCCCGGCGTCACGAAGTTCCGAGCGACCTGCCCGAACTGCGTGTGATACGTGATGACCTGCGCCGCACGCTCCGAGATCCAACCACCCCGCGCAGCATAAGCGTCCCGAGCTGCAAGCGTAGGATGCTGGACAACGGTGACACCTGAGTACTCTTTCTCGTCCACGTGATGCCGATGGCCCGTATGGCAGTAACGCTTTGTCGTCTCGCCCCAGACCTTCGGGTATTGCGCCGCAAAGAGCATCGGCAGCGCTTCATTCTTCACCTTATGCCCGTGATGGAAGCAAAGCATTACTTCCCCATGCTGATGTACGTAGAACGGCAGTTCCGAATCGTTCACCGTCAGCCTGGGTTCATCCTCGTACAACGCCGCGAACATCTGCCGCAGCCAGACCGAACTTGCTTCGTCGTGGTTGCCCTCGCAGATGATCAAATGGACCTCTGCGTGGCGTTCCAGCGCGTAGTTGATCAGCTGGCGCAAGACTCGTATCGCCGCGGCCACAACCTTCGGAAACCGGCTATCCGCATCCAGCACGTTCTTGTGCGCCGGCGTCACGGGGAGCAATCCATCCGTGTGCAGGAAGTCGCCTTGAATCGTCAGGACGCACTTCCCGGCCTGCGGAGCAACATGAAGCATGTGCAGAAAGCTCGACACCAGCGTGTGCTCTGCGATCTTCAGATCCCAGTCTGCCCCGCCTTCCTTGTGCCAAGCCAGCATTCCAAGGTGGTAATCCGTGAACACCACCAAGTTGCACAGCGCGTTCATTTCTCCGCCGCTGTACGGGATTGGTGTACAGCGCGGCAAAGATGTACAAAGGTCGGAAACGACCTCGCGCAGAATCTCTAGCTGCCGCTCATGGTCGATGTTGCTCTTGACCCATTGCGCGGCAGGCTTGCCTTCTGCGTTGTAGTAGGTGCTGACTCCCTTCACATGGAAGCCGTCAGGGACCGTATGCATCATGTCGTGCTCGGGGCTATGCCCCTGACGCGCCGCGCGACGCTTCAGCCCCTCCAGGAGGTTCCCGATGGTCCCGCGAGCAACGTCCAGTTCCCTAGCCGCCGCGCTGACATTGCCGCTATGGCGTTCGAGCGCCTCGATGTATTCGAGCTGCCGCGGGGTCGCCCAGCGCTTGAGCGCTACGAGTTCAGCTTGGCTTTCCACTCGGCACACCAGTTGTCTTTCGCGGTGGATGGGAAGATGCTCACGATCTCACCTTCGGACAGATCGACAGTCGGGAGTGGCGGATAGCGCCTGCAATACTCGGACTCTTTGTCGATCTTGAAGCAGCGGCACGTTTCACAACGTTCCACGGGTTCAGATGGAGGAACGACCTTCGCCTTACGCGTTGCCATTCGATCCCCCAAATGAAAACGCCCGCGAGTGGCGGGCGTGGACACAGCAATTCAGACTTTCACAAATGATACTCAATCGGCGGCAATATGTTCTGCGTATTTTGTTTCCAGCGCAGTCAACACATTGCTGCCGACCATCATCCGGCGATAAGCCGAGAAAGCCTCTTGCCGCACCGACCACATGGCCTTGTAAAACCCGTTCCGCGTCATCCCCATTTCGGCCGCCACCATCTTGATTGGGCGCGCGCCGTGAAGATAGTGAAGATAGAACGCCGTTTTCCCCTTGCTTTCCGGGAGGCCAAGCAACGCAAGGTTAAAGTAGCTCAGGTCCGCGCTGAGGATCGCGTCCGGAACCTCCCTTACCGGCTGAGGCCGCATCCGCGCCAAGATGTTCTGCGGGATAGGCGGCGCAAACAGGCGCCGGGATCGGTGCCATGCCGCCCATTGCTGGGCGAATTCGTCTAGAGTCTGGTTGTCATCCATTCGATTCCTCCTTATCCAGACAGTCACGGAACCAGCTATACCCGCAGCGCGAGCACGTCAACCGAAGATCCTCTCTGATTTCAATGATGTTCGATCCTCGGTGCAGAAGCTCGGAGTTGTACTCCACCGTCTTCCCCGGATAACCGCACTTGGCGCAGCCTTCGGTTTGGTCGTATTTCATGCTGCCTCCTTTCGCATGCGCCGGACCTCGGCGCGGTAGTAAATCTTCATCTGCTCGATTTGCGGGAGCGTGAGCTTGACCGGCTCATGCTTCCCCTCCAGCCACTCCACCTTCTCAAGCCCGATCTTCAACACCAGATTCGCCCGATATGCGGTGAGGTTCCCAGACAGGTACAAATTACAGGGAGCGCATTGTCGGTGGACGTTGAGCGGCTCGAAACGAAGCTCAGGAGCCGACCCAACAGAGCGGTAATGCCCTGCATGCCAGAGACCGTCGTGATATCGCCCGCAAGAGATGCAAGGCCGCCCAGCGTCCCGCTCGCGGATCCATGCGTTGAATGCCGACTGGAGTTCACGAAGGTGCGTGCCGCGCGTCTTTGATTTCTCCAGCGCCTCGCGGATCGACTTCCGTTCCTCGCGCTTCGACTGGGCCAGCTTCCGCGCTTTCTCCTTCTCAGCCAGCGCAACCGCACAACCCGGCGAACAGACCTTCTGCATCGACCGAATCGGCGTGAAGACCACGCCGCACTGACGGCACTTCTTCGGCTTGAGCGCGCGCTCGATCATGCAGCCTCCCGCTTGTCCGTCAGGCCGGCGAGATAGTCGAGGCTCACCCCGAAGAACCGAGCCGTCTCCAGCAGCGTCCAGTAGCCCGGAACCCGAAGATCGCGCTCAAGCATCGAGACGTATTCCGATGACAGCCGACATTCCGCAGCGAATGCCGATTGGCTCATGTGCCGTTCCTTGCGAAGCTCGCGCAGGCGTGAATGAAATGCGGGCGGCTTGTTCATTGCATCACCTGAGCGATGAGGGTGGAAAACGGATTGCCGGCGACCTCGAACAGCTTCGCCTTCATTTCCTTCTGCGCCTTAAGCTTCTCGGCATAGCGCGTATCGGCGGCTCGTTTCGAATAGACCGGCTTGGGAGCGTCCTTCTTGTTCCCTGCTGCCAGAACCCGTGTGCAGATCCGAACCTCCGGCGCGACGAGCCATTCTTTTACGTACACGCGCCTAGCGCGGCCCGGCTTCTTCATTCGGCGCAGCAATGTATCGACGTTCGTCCGGCAGATTCCAAGCTCCAGAGCGATTTCCTCAGCTGTCATTGGGCCAATTTCGCGCAGCGCCATGACAAGGCGGTCCTCCCATACCCGCGGCTTGCTCATGCCGTCACTCCGTTAGCTTCGAGAAGCTTCGCCATAGCAGCAGCTTGGAAGGCTTCGAGGATTTCATTCGCACGGAAGACCGGCACGGAAGGCTTCTTGTAGATCGCCCAGACCGAATCAATGACGAGCTTTCCGCGCTGGAGCGGGTAGACGCGATGCGATCGGTAAAGGCTTTTCATGCCGACTTCGAGTTCTTGAGGATCGCAGTCGAGATCCTTCGCAATCCGCAAGCAGGTAGCCCCGTGCGGTGCGTTTGAAAGGTATTGGGTAATTTCGCGCAGGTTCATTTGTCCACCTCGGAGAAATGTTGCAGGGCATGTGTCGGCCCAATTACGCCGGCCGTCTTCCCGGCGAGGAGCGGAACCTCCGCTTCTCCGGAAAAATTTGGCAATAGCGCGCATGCGTATTCGGCAGTAATGCGCTTCTGCGCCACAGCCATCAGAAGCGCACCCTTGCGCCCGTTCACGTCATGCCCAAGCGAGACGCTCCACTTCGCCGCCTGACGGGCCTCGCGTGCCGAATTCACGAGCCTCTGATATGTTTCCTTGAACGCCATTCGCGCCGCGACAACCTCGCCTTCGGCGATCATTTCTCGGACGAGACCCCATGCCTCTGCCATTTCTGAGGTCCAGACAGTGGTCGAATCCTCGTCGCGCGGCAGCATCGCCCACGCCTCCTCTACGCCCGGGCGGCCATCATCGATTCGGGCCAGGATCTCGGCGACAGTAAGGCGCCCTTTGACCTCGCGCCGGCATTTCGACAGGGCGACCAAGACTGCACGCTCGTCGAATGCCGACAGATCTGCAAGGAGCAATTCAGCCGCGGGCTGGCTCATCGTCGTTCCGCAAAGCTCGGCTGTCGCCGCCACCGCCTGAATCAATTCAATGCTGGCCATCGGATGCCTCCATCTGCTGGTCAATGATTCGGGTCCACATATCGCCCGTCGCCTGAAGCCGATCTGCTTCACGCGCTCCGGTCTCAGTAACGCGGCGATTCGTCGCCCACTCCGTCCGGAGACCTTCGGCATCCGCCAAGAGGCAGTCAACTGCGTGGCGCTTCTGCACGTAAAACCGGTTGTTGCTCGCCACATACCAAGCCGCCACGCCCGGAGCCTCATCGCTCCCAAGCCGCTTCACGAGCTGCGATAGTTGCCCGTTCACCTTCGCGTTTCGCACAGGCTCTGCGCCGTAGCGGCGCTTGTAGGCATCCGAATACGAATTCCATACCCCGGCCGTTACCGGGGCGGCCGGCGGATTTTCTGCCGGCTGCAACAGGTTTGGTACTTGATCCTCTCCTACTCCCTGATCCCCTCCTTGGTCCTTGGTCCTTGATCCTTGATCCAACGACGAACATTCGCGAGGATTCGAGAGGATTCGATACTTCTCGTCGAATGCTGGTATTTTCGAGGGGCTAGGCTTATCAATCTTTTGATGAATCAACCAGTTAGAGATTTGGACGTACGAGCTGCCATCTACCTGATACCGATCGATACAGTGCTCCCTCTCCAATTCGGACAACCAACCATCGATGAGCCCAGGAGCATCGTCGTCATAGGGAAAAAGAAGACTCGCGAGCATTCGCGAATTCCCTCGAAGCCTCCCGGAATCGTCTGAGAGCGTCCACAAAAGCATGAAACAAAGACGCGCGTCTCTCGACACGTTACCCATGCTTTCTGACTGAGGGAATTCAGGCTTGATCGTTCTGATACGCGCCACGGAGTGACTCCAGCGTAAAACTAGTTCCATCGAGATTGCGCAAGACGACTTGTTCGTCGAAGCAATCGCGCCCAGGAATGCGGTAAGTGCGCCAACCCATGTCTGCAAGCAAAGCGTCTCGCCGTGCGTCTTTGTCGGCGTCGTGATAGGCCGCACCGTCGCACTCAAGGGCAATCTTTCGTACCGGATCGGCGAAGTCGACCACGAAACGACCTACGGGGAATTGCGGCCAGAACGGGAGCCCGTAGCACCGGATATCACTCCAGATTGCGGCCTCGATCGGAGTGAGAAGCACCGTCCAGTCGGCGATGATGTATTGATCGCAGGGAGGTTCCCAAGATGCTTCACCTCGCTCCACTGCGGCCTCATACAAGCGATAGTTGTGCCGCAAAGCTGCAAACCAGTCTGTCCAATTGCCGCGGACGGGACGCATGGCAGTAGAAAGCTGGATCGATTTGAAGACGCCATCAACAAAAACACCCCACGGCTGAAACCCTAGCTTCGGCCGCGTCTCCTTGATTTCGCTCATGCCCACCCCATCAAATACGGCAGCCCCACAAAGAGCATGCCGAAGAAGCCAAATTCGAAGCCGACGCGGAGCCAGTCCATCACTTCCCCATCAGCCAGAAAAACATACCGAGCAGCCCAACAAACAGGGCGCTCGATGCGATGAATGCTCCGAGAAGGGGTGTCATGCTGCTGCCTCCAATGCGGCTACCTTCGCCCTAAGTTCGCGGAGTTCCCGCTCTTGGGGCGTCTCTACGATGGTCTTGAACCCGAAGACCTTGTCTTCGTACTGGCGGATCGCGTAGTTCCCGCAGAACTGCTGGAACCGAACCCGCATGTCATAAGGCAGGTACTTCTTCCCGGCCAAGATGTTCGACAGGTGCGACTTCGGCAGACCCAACAGCGCCGCGGCGTCGCTCATCGAATACTTGACTCGCCGCTTGTTCCAGCAAAGCAGCACGGCGTCGTGCTCGTTGCGCAAGCGGCCAATCAAATACTCGGCTACCCAGTCAGGCTCTTTGACGGCCTGAAAAACCGGAATCTCGGTCTGCATGCCCTACTCCCTTGTTCTTCTTGGAAAGTTCTTGGTGTTCCACGTGGTGTTCTAGGTAGTCCACGAGGTAAAAATGAGGCGTCCTAACGACGCCTTACGAAAAATGAAACGGTTACGCGACCTTCTCGGCCAGAAGCTCTTCGAGCCCGCGCACGATCTGGTACGTCGGGCGATGCTTGCCGACCTTCCCTGCGGCCATGTCCGAGACGTTGGGCTGGCTGCATCCGATGTGATCGGCGATCTCCTTCTGGGTCATGCCTGCCTCCAGAAGCCGGGTCACCATGTCTTGAATGTTGGGTTTCATGTCTGCATCCATCGGGCTAGTCAACTCCAATATAGCTGTCCGTATATTTTTAGTCAATAGGCAAATTGATATCAAGCCGGGCAAAAATATGACCATGACCAAACTAGGATTCCGCATCCGCTCCGCCCGGAAAGATGCGCAGATGACGCAAGTCGAACTCGCGCAGAGGGTCGGCATTGCGCAAGGCACAATCTCGAACCTGGAGAAGGGGAATTATTCAGGGACAGCGAGCTTGATCGATATCGCCATGGCGCTCGGGGTACGCCCAGAATGGCTGGCAACCGGTAAAGGTGACCCAAAGCCTATTGTCAGGAACGTAGGTGAAAACACCGGGAAAGAAGTGCCGACTGAGCACTTAGTCGAAACAATCCCCAGTCTTATCACGCAGTTAGAAACGCTCCGCTCTGAAATAGAGAAGACGCTAGCCATGCTCGCGGGTTTACCCTCTCTTTCTACCGACGAGGAACATTCATACGGTAGGAATGTTTCGCCAGCCCACGATTTGAGAAAAGCAGCGGAACGTCTTCGCAACCTTCGGCCAGAGGTTACTCAACATGCCAACCCTCCAAGCAAGTCCCGAGGTAACAAGACTTGACGACTACCGGCAGGCTCGACGGGGGAACACCGCGCCTTCCGACCACCAAAAACTTTACGAAGATCTATCTTCGATAGCCGATCACATTATCCAAGTCGCGGACATTCTGTCCCAGCTCAAGATACCCACGAGAACATCATGAGACCAATCGCTCTACTTGCCTGCCTCATGCTGGCTGCATGCTCGACAGGCGCAGCAACACCGCCCACGATCGGGGTAGGCGGTATCTGGAACATCCAGGATCATCAGGCGTCAGGCGACGGCGGGAACGGCTCTAGTGGAACCGCTGGCGCGCGCGGGGGACGCAGCGCTGCATCAGGTGGTATGGGCCGCGGCATCTAGCTAGCATCGCCCAATCGATAGCCCGCTTCGGCGGGCTTTTTCACGTCCACAAAAAATATAGCTTTACGTATTGACATCAGATATCACTACGCCTATATTTGAGCCATGGATTCAACGTCACGACAGACGAACAACCGAGGAGCCAACAATGAAATACGCTGCCGCACTCTTACTGATCGCCCTAGTGGCGTGTACCTCTCAGCCGGTCACAACGATTGGCGTGGGTGGAGTCTGGAATACGCAGGATCACCAAGCGGTTGGCGGTCACGGCGGAAGTGGTTCGGTCGGTGGCCGCGGTGGTCGTGGCGCGGCTTCGGGCGGGATGGGTCGGGTGTGACATGGGCGCGATCGAAAACTTCCGGCTCGGCTTCACGGTTGACCCGGACACGCTGGCCCGCGAGATTTCGAAGCGCCTGGCTCGTCACGAGCTGTACGACGAACTCGACGCCAGCCCGAAGGAAGAAGCGCGGATGTTCGAGCTTCTGGCAGAGAACGACCGGGACGACGTGCTGAAGGCCATTGGCCGGATCGTATGGGACGCCAATGCTCGAAACGTGAAGCGCGAGCAGGACACGATGAATGCAGAGATCGCGGCCGAATCAGTCCGTGATCGTACGGAGGTGTGAGTGAAGGAAATTTTGCTCACGCGCGGTGCGGTTGCATTCGTAGACGATGAGGACTACCCAACCCTATCCAAATTTAACTGGCACGTAAGTGGCTCTGGTTATGCCAGCAGAAACCTCCCAGTGAAAAATGGGAGGAGCGGGCAAGAATCGATGCATAGGCTGCTCATGAGGCTCATGAAGGGAGATTCGAGAGAGGTTGATCATATTGACGGCAATAAATTGAACAACCAGAAAAACAATCTAAGAATATGTCGTAGGCATGAAAACCAAAGAAACAAATCCGTAAGAAAAGATAACAAAATAGGCTTCAAAGGCGTCGTTGCCAGTAAAAGAAAGTTTAAATCATATATTTCAGTTTCTGGAAAGACAAAGTATCTAGGATGTTTTAAAACGCCAGAAGAAGCGCACGAAGTCTACTGTCTCGCGGCAGATCTTCTATATGGCGAATTCGCGAATCACGGAGGCTGATATGAACTGGTATCAGGAACTGACGATCACCAACGGCACGATGTACGCCGGGTCGCGCTGGTTGGGTGAATTTTCGTCGCACGAAGCCGCTCTCGAAGCTATGTCGATCAAGCGCGAGCAACGGACGGTGTACAGCGAGCGCGAAACCTACTGCATGACGGAGAGCGATCTAGACCTGCTGGCCGCAATCGATTACGACGAGAAGTAGGCCATGAAGATCGATACCCGGCATAACGTACCTCGCTCAAGAAACGGCGCGCCCAACAAGGACCGGCTGTTTGCATATCGGAAGGTCAACGAGGAAACAGGGTGCTGGGAATGGTTGGGCGCCCGGAATAAATCGGGATATGGAAGCATGGGGATCGGGCGCGGGTCTGCTCTTGTTCATCGGCTTTCATACATGGAATTTGTAGGTGACCCGGGTGATTTGTTCGTATGCCATCGCTGCGATAACAGGCTTTGCTTCAACCCTGAGCATTTGTTTCTAGGCACGAACTTGGAAAATCATCTTGACATGATATCCAAGGGGCGAGATGGGTATGAGAAGCGCCGGGGACAAGGGAACGCAAATTCTCGCCTTACGGAAGATCAAGTGCGAGAAATACGAGCCTCCTATGTCAAGAAGTCAAAGCACGCGAATACCGTTATTTTGGCTGAAAGATATGGCGTAGATAACGTAACTATTTCTCTCATAGTCAGAGGGAAGACGTGGAAAGACGTCAAGTAAGGAGTATTTAAATGAACTTCTACCGCCTGCACACCGTAATTGTCTTGTTAAGCAATGCTTACATTGAGATTGCTTGTCCGGACATGGAACTGCCTGAACTTCGTCGGCACTGGGTGATTCGTCGGACGGTGGACTACTCGAAGGTCTGCTTGCTGTGAGACCCCACCTTTTCAAGAAGCACGGTATCTGGAAGGTACGCGCTAGCTGCCCTGATGTAACGCTTAGCTTCGCCACTTTCGAGGGTGCTTGCAGATGGGCGAAGCGGATCAATGATTCTGCGCCTTCTGGCGCTTTTTAGGAGAAGTCGGATGGCTAGCATCGCGGACCGGATTGAGCGCTTAGTTGAGCGTGTTCCCGAATCGGGATGCTGGATTTGGATGGGCGCAATCAATCGGGGCGGTTACGGCTTCTTCAAACTAAGCCGGAAAATGAAATGCGCGCATCGCGTTGCTTATGAGGAATTCGTCGCGCCCATTCCGAAAGGGTTTGAGATTGACCACCTGTGCCGCGTCAGATGCTGCGTGAATCCTGCTCACTTGGAACCCGTGTCGGCGCGTGAAAACACCTTGCGTGGCAACACGATCACGCGCGCTCATCATCTGAAAACGCACTGCATACATGGTCATCCGCTATCAGGCGACAACCTGATTTTTCGCCCTGGTGGCGGCCGAGCATGTCTCGAATGTCGCCGGGTGGCTCAGCGGCGCCGCGAGGCCGATCCGATTTTTAAGGCGAAACGCGCTGCCTACAAACGCGCGAAGCGATTGGAGATGAAAAAGATGGAATCCAAGGTCTTTCAAGTCAGGCAGGGAGATGTTCTGGTGGAGCGTATCGATGGCGGTTCGATCCCCGTCGGGGCCACTGAAATCCCTTCGAACGGACGCGTGATTCTCGCTTATGGCGAGGTTACGGGGCATTGTCACGCCGTGTACCCGGAATCCGGAGTTCTGCCGGCAAAGCTGTGGGATGCGGGCGCAGAGCGTTTTCTGCAAGTCATGTCCGCCACCACGATCCAGCATGAAGAACATGGGGCTATCCCGCTCACGCCTGGCATCTACCGCGTATCGAAGTTCGGTGACGGCACTCAGAGGGAGTATTCGCCTGAAGAAATCCGCAGCGTCGCCGACTAACAACAACTTCGGCGGCGCTTGACGCCGCCACATTCACCATACGGAGAAGGCAATGTCGAAGATCATCAGGACTCCCACGCGCGCCGAGGGCGGCATCACAGACGAAGAAAAAGCTCGCATGGGTGAAATCTCGAAGAAGTGGATCGAGATCGCAATGCGCACCGAACCGATCGAACCGAACAAGATCGTTCCGGCAGTTCACGCGCTTTATGAAGCTGCGGGCCTGAAGCAACCGCGTGTCGTGATCGTGCCGAGCCCGCTCGTGATGGCTTTCGCGTATGGCGCTGCGGCTTGGATCTGGCATTGCCGTAAGCGGGACGCCGCCACGGACGCCGCCACGGTCGCCGCCACGTACGCCGCCACGTACGCCGCCACGTACGCCGCCACGGACGCCGCCACGGACGCCGCCACGGACGCCGCCACGTACGCCGCCACGCGCGCCGCCACGCGCGCCGCCACGGACGCCGCCACGTACGCCGCCACGGCCGACGC